GTTCGAAGAGGTAGTCAGTGTCTGCGTCGTTCAAGGTCTTTACTACCTGTGCGCCGATTGCCTCGAGCTCACGAAGTCGGTCTTTGTCTGGGACTAACGCTTCCCCTCCGTTGTCAATGCCCGGGACGTAGATGTTCAGCCGGGCACGGCCTTCTTCGATCTGTAATGCTCCGGCATTGGAGACGGTGAGCACTGCGTCCTCGGTGGTTGCCGTGACTGGGCGTGTGCCGCTGGTGTAGAAATCTCCACGGATTGTCTCCTCCATCAGCCCTTGGAGGGCTGCGTACATCTCCAGCTCTATCTCTGTTGTGCCTTTGACTGCCATTGCTTATGCTGCTTTGGTGGTGAATAGTCTGTCGATCATCGACTTTATCTTCGCTTTGGCCATCTGCTCGCTGGTGTCGAGAACGTCGAGGCTCATGGCCTCCACGTATTGGGCGTATGGCATTCCGGCCACCATTAAGAAGGTTATGCCTTCTGTCGGCTGCTCTGTTGCGAGCTGGTGCAGGTACTCCATTCCCTTCTGCATCCCTTCTTTCCCGTCTCCCTGCAGTCCTGCCGTCTCTCTCCATTCTCCCTCGTGGACGATCTGTCCGTCAACGATGACGCAGTACCCGATGCTGCTGCAAAGGTTCCCGGTCTGGTTTAGGTAGAGGTGGTTGGCTCTTGCGTTGGCGAGGCATTCCTCGCCGATGTAGAACAGCTGGGCGATGAGTGCTGCCTTTCGTCTCTCGATGGCATTGTTGATGCGCTCCCGGATCCGCTTGGCTGAGAATTTGACCTCTGCTGGCATGTGCTATACGGTTATTTGGGTTGCTCCGACGCTCTCGAGGTACTGGATGTCCTGTATCTCGAACTCCCCGAGCTCCGTTCCCCTGTTGTCCACGAGTCTCAGCCTCTTGGCCGTGAAGTCGTTTTCCTCAATGAGAATGGTTGCGCTCGTCTGGATGAACTTGCCGTCGATGTATGTCCCTCTGTGATCGGACTTGTTCTTTCTGATGTTGCACGGGATAGGTTCGCACCATCGTTCCTTGATGGGCTGTGGGATGCCGTTTAGCAGCCCTCCACCTTCCTGCTTCTTGATCTGGATGTATCCGTTCTCGATAATCATCAGAAGTCCTCTCCTACGTATCCCACCTCGAAGTCGGCTCCTTCTTCGTCGCCGATCTCGTCCAGCAGGGCAGATGCCTTCTTTGCGAACATGTCCCTCTCTGCTGGGCTGAAGCTGTAGGTGATGCCTCCCTGTGAAATGTTCGGGGCTTCGGCGAGGTACTGGTAAGTGAGAGCCTTGGCCTTCTTGAAGGCTGGGCTTTTCCTCGTCTTTGCATCTGCCTCGTTGGTCGCCGTCAGCCCGGCCTCTTCGGTGATGTTCACCACCGTCGAGGTCGGGATCGGGTAGCTATTCAGAGCTTTGAGGGCGTCGATTATCTTCATCGTCTCTTTGCTTTGAGAGGTTATGCCTCACCGTCGTTCCAGTTCTCGTTCATCGTGTTGATGAATACGAGGCTCTGGCGGTTGATGAGGGCGGGCTGTACGTATGCCTCGGCCATTGTGACCTCGAGCATCGGGTTCACCTCGCTGTATCGTGTCATCTTGTAGAACGCTCCGTAAACCTGCAGGGCTTCGGTGTTCTCTACCATAGGCACGTTCTTGTAGAACGTCCAGCCGAGCTGGGCTGTTGCCGAAAGGGTGACCACGTTCACGTTCCACGGCTTGATGGTGTCCTTCGATCCGTCCTTGTGCTCGATGGTTGCGTAGGTGTCGAGGATGACGATCTGGGGGAATCCGTTCTCTGCCTTCGTCATGTAGGCGTTGATGCTCTGGAGGTTGATCTCCTCGGCTGTGATTCTATCGAGGTCTGTAACCTTCGGGAACAGACGCTTGATCGTTGCCTTCTGTGCGCACAGCTGCTGGAACTTCTCGAGCTCCATGAAGGCGAAGCGTGGCTTGGGAAGTCCCTGCTTCTTCACGATGGCCTGTGCTGCGATGATGTCTCCGAGGCCGTCGGCTGCATCGACGTCGTCCCACGGGGCGGTCTTCACCTGTGTGCTGGTACCTCCCTTCTTCACGGTCTTGGTGCTTACACCGTAACCGACGAAGTTCTTTGCTGGTACGTTGAAGTTGATGATGTCCTGTGAGGCCATCTCTCCCTCTATCTTCTCTGGGAAGCTCTGGATACCGCTGGAGGCGATGCGCATGGCGTCGATCTCCACCTTGGCGTCCATTGCCTGTCGGCAGAAGGTTACATCGTCGTAAACGATGCGGACGAGCTCCTGCTTCTCCTGCTGGTTCTCTGTGGCTGCATTGGCCAGCGTCTGGCTGTCCTTGTAGTCGTTGATCTCGATTTCGTCCTTCTCACGGCTGACCGAGTACTTGGAGAGTTTACCGCTCCAGTTACCGATCTTCTTGCGAGTCTTCTTCGGTGCCTTTGTGTTGAAGGCTACACGGTCTGCGGCCACGGGTATGCCGTCGTCGCCCTCGATGCCCTTGATGTCGAACTTGCGGGTGTACTTCAGTGGGAAGAGCTTGCTCCATACAAAGCCCTGCCCCGGCTGGAATTTGTTAACCGCAGCCTGCATTCCGGGGACGTCGATGTCGAATAGTGGTGCATTCATTTGCTATTCTCCTTTGTTTTTTGTTCTTGTTTAAACCAGATCTATGCTCTTCATGAGAGCCACCACCTCGTCTGCGACGTTGGCGGTTTCCTTGCGGAGGTTTGCTCCGTTGATAAGGCGCACCTCAAAGTCTCCCTCGTTGGCGGGTACGAAAGTGCCAAGGATGTAAAGGGGCTTGCAGATTGGCTCTGCGTCCACTGCCTCTTCGATTCCCTTGTCTGGATCCACGTCAACGCTGGCCACCTTGCTCTGGTAGAGCACCTTCCCTGCGTCGATTGCTACGCCGAGTGTGACGGTCACCACGTCATAATCCTCTGAGGTCTCGGTGTCCACCTTGGTGCAGGCTACACCGATTCTGCCTGTGGCGAGGATGTCTCCTTCCTTGACACCGCTTCCCTTTGCAATCTTGATGGATGTGGCGTCAGCGTCAGCCGCCTCTACGAGACGGAATGCCTTAATGGGCACGAGCTTGCCTTCGGCGTTCTTGCCGACGGCAGTTGATTTCAGCACGTCGAAGTCCGGGTTTGCAAGAATGCCGCCTCCGGGCTTCTCTGCGAAGATCTGCTCGAAATAGACGGGATCCGGCTTGTCGGCTGCTTTGAATTTGAAGTTACGGTTCATTTGACTTTCCTTCTTTTGAGTTGAACTTCCTGTTAATTGTTCTCAGTTTTGGTCGGCCTACTTCGCTTGTGGTGTCGGTGCTGCCGTCGGAAGTCCCGCAATCGTCGAGAACGTGTTCGTATTCTCGTTCGATGCCTCGCTGTCGAGGTACTGCGTTACAGATGGATCCACTTCGCCTTCCTTGCGAGTCTGCTTTCCTCCCCTCGGTGGTGTAGTTACTCCTCCCGCTGCCTTTGCATCGTTGATCTCGCTCTCAATCTCCGGCGTGATGTCCTCAAGCCATTGATCGTAGTCTGCGTCGTCCTTGAAGCTCAGACGGTCATAGTCCCTCATGTACCGGGTGCGCACCTTCTCTGGGGCATCCTTCAGAAGTTCTTCGAAGCGTGACTTGCGTGAGGTCGCTGTCTTCTCCCCGTCCATGCGATCAAGTCTTTCGTTGATCTTCTGCTGGTTGTCCAGCATCTGCTGGAGGAGCTTCTCTGTGCGGCTCATGCCTTTCTTGCCCTTGCCCTTCTTGCCTTTGCTACCCTTGGTGTCGTCGTCGTCGTTGACGTCATCATCATCGAGAGTTACGTCGTCGTCATCGTCGTCGTCGTCATCATTGGGCTTTGCCACTGGCTTGCCATCCTTGAGATTGTGCTTTGTTTCGTAGTTGCGTACGGCGGTATCCGTTGCTTCGTTAGCCCGTCTGTCGCCCTCGCTGTCGATGATTTGCTGGAAGGTCACCCCGTCTACTGCGGTTTGAACTTCGTCTTCGGTCTTAGTCGTCTTGGCCATCTTCTTGGCCATCCGCTCCAGAATCTTGTCGTTGACCCCTGTGAATTTCTTCTTCAGTGCGTCGAGAATTTGTTGATACATAAACTTTTAAATTTGCAAATTGATGCTGCAAATATACGTGTTTTCTGTTAAATGTGGTTATGTTATAATCACTTTTAACTTGATTTAACTCAAAAATTTGTGCGTTTTGGGGATTTTGTTTCTGGAATTTGAACTTTTTCCTTTTTTCCCTTGTTTCTTTCCTGCCTTTTTCGTAACTTTGCCAAAAATTCGGAATCATGGCACGAAGTTTGGCTGATCGCCGGGCGGCTCTTCTTTCCCGGTGCAAGTTCTACAAAGGCGAGGATGAATGTCCGGACGGGACGTTCTTCGTCGGCTGGGAGTGCGAGGAGGCATGGGTCTCTTCTCTTCTTTCCGGTGGTACCAGCTCTCTGGATGATGCAGTTGCCCTGTTCCGTCGTCTGGGTTTCCCGGATGATTCGCTTTTCAATGACGGCACTCCCGTTGCTGTGCAGGCTCTTCTGTTTGAGCGTTTCTGTCATACCAGCGATTCCGATCCCCTTTTCTTGACTGAATCCTTCCGTCGTTATTACGCTGCTAATTGGCTGGCGTGACCTCGATGTAGGTGTATCCGTCCTGTTCCCAAGTCTTCACGAATTGCCACCTTACGTCCTTCGAGCTGAGAACCTCTGCCTCGGTGGATCCGTATCGGCTCATGTGCTGGATGCTGGTGGCCTTGTTCTGCTTCTTGGCTACCAGTACGACGCTGTTCGTTTTCTCGTCCTTGAACTTTGCGCTGTATTCTCCGCAGTGCATCTCCGAGAAGTGCTCGGCGACTGAATCCTTCGTCGACCACGAGGATGATCCAAGCATGTCGCCCTGTCCGTTCTTCAGATCTGCCATGAGGCTCTTGAGCTCCTTGTCCGAGAGGCTCATTCCCCTGTATGTCGTTCCTCCGTTCCACTTCGGTGCCTTGTCGATGTAGTCCTCCAAGTCCTTCGCCTTCTGTCGGATCTGTGCCATTGTGTGGCCGTGGTGCGAGGTGAACTTGTCGCCCGTCTGGAGGTGTCGGATCTCGTAGTCCCACTGGTAGCTGAATGAGTAGACTGCGTCTGCGTAACGGTCTGCCATTGCCGAGTCGCATCCGGTGTCCTTCATGACCTGTGCTCTCACCTCCTTGTCTGTCATCGTCTTGTAGTTGCCGACGTGATCCTTCTGGGTGGCGGTGTTGCCGATGTCGAGCTTCGGCTGTTTCTGTGCTGGGGCTGGTGTTGGTGTTGGTGCTGGCTTCGCTGCCTTGGCTGCAGCTGCCTTTGCCTTCTTCGCCTCTGCCTTGGCCTGCAGGTCTTCCAGATGCTTGATGCCGTTCTTTACGTAGAGCTTGTTGCCCTCTGCGATGTACGTCTCTGTGATGTCGAGCTGGGATATGTACGGCTTGCTCTTCGTTGCGTATGCCTTCAGCTGCTGGAACTTGTTCTTCAGCTCCTCCCATTCGAGCTTGTCCTCGACGAAGGCGAACTCCTTCTTGTATGCGGCCTCTGCCAGCCTCCATGTGCTGTATTTCTTGTGCGTTGCGACGTAGTGTGCCTCGTAATCGAGTGCCGTTCCCTGTTGTGCCAGCGGCTTCTGGGCTATGCCGTACATCTTGTGCATGATGGCTTCGCTTGCCTGCTGCACTTCCTTCATGCCGTAGGTCTTCGCTGCTGCTATCGGGTTCTCGATGTATGGCAGGTGCTTGAGCTCCTTCAGTTCCTTGGCTATGGCCTGTGCCTGCATCCGGGCTGCTGCGTACTCTCCCGTCTGGAGTGCCTGTGCCAGTGCCTTCGTGTCGATGTCTTTGATGCCGTCTGCGAGGTTGAGGATCTTCTGGCTGTACTTGACGGATGCCTGTCTGGTTCTCCACTCCTTGAGGATCGCCTGTGCCTGTTCCGGTGTCCGGGCTGCATGCCTCTTGGCTGCGATCTGCAATGGCGTGAGCTTCTTGGCTGCTGCTGGTGTCGTCGGCTGCATCCATTTGAGTCCCTTCGTGGGATCCCCGTCTGTGAAGTTGTCCCGCAGGAAGTAGGGGAGCTTCCCTCTCTTGGCTGCTTTGCCGATGCGTTCTGCGTTGGCCTCCATCCAGTTGTTCCATTGCTCCGGCATCTCCTTCACCTCTCCCGTGAACTTCCAGCCGCTCACGTCCTCTCCGTTCATGAGTGCCTTTGTGTATTCGTCCATCTCCTTTTGGTCGGCGAGGATGGCGACGGCGTAGCAGCGGCACCACGGGTGCCAGCCGACAAACAGGAACTCTTTCGGGTATCGTCCTGCGAGGTCGTCGCAGATGTCCTCGAGCGGGTGGTTGTTGCTGGTGCTTATCATCTGGCCGAGGACAAAAGGCAGGCCGTTCCACCTTCCGTGATCGCAGGTGCGGTATGCCATGTTGTTCTCCGTTGCCGTCATGCGGAGTGCGTTCTTGTAGCTGGATCGGTAGACTCCGGTACCGGGGTGGAATGCTTCGGCTGCTTTCGACAGGCGCAGCACTCCCTGTTCGTCCCTTACTCTCCGGAAGAGCTTGTCTGGGTATTTGAGGTATTGCCGTATCTCCCGGCTGATGTCTGCTGCGCTCATGCCCTTGCCTATGCAGGTCTCGAGTGCCAGCTCCATCTCTGCCTTGAATTGCTCCCCAAGGCTCCAGACCCTTCCGCTGAGTCCCATCCCTGCCTCTTTCCTCTGGATGAATGCGTTCATGGCTGCGAGGTTCGGGGCGTTCCATGTCTGGAGGATGGCCTTCGGTACCGATGTCTTCCCGATCATCGATGCCACCATAGCGTCGTTCTTTGTGTTGGCGAGTGCCCAGCTCTCCTTGTCTCCTTGCTCGATGTTGAGCTGGAGCCCTTGTGTCAGCCCTTTGGCCAGCATGTTGATTTCCTTCTCGAGTTGTGGGAAGTCATGCCAGCTGAATTCCTGCACCGTCCCTGCGAAGAGCGAGGGCTGCGCTGCCTGTGCCATCTTCTGTATGGCCTGCCTGTAGAGCCTCTCCACGTTCTTTGCTCTGGTGGAGAGGTTCTTCCGGTGTGCTGCGTCGTATGTTCCGGCGTTGAACTTTGCCGGGTGCAGGTATGTGGGCTGTTTCTTGGGCATGGGCTGTTACTCCGTCGGCTCGTTGTTGAACAGGTCGTTTGTCACCTTCTCCTCTTCATCGATGCGCTTGATCTCCTCGTCGAGCTCTTCCTCTGGTACCAGACCGAGGCGGCGCACGATGGTTCTGCGGCTGGCGACTGCCTTGCCGTTCGTTGCTGCGACTCCGTCCTTGATGTCGTCGCTCATGCTGTTGATCTGGTATGGGGTGATGACGTTCTCGACTCCCAAGCTGTCGAAGGCTCCGGCGAGCTTCGGGAACATGATCTTGCAAAATGCCCGGACGACGTTCACTTCCCTGTCGAAGAACTCGATCCAGTCTCCGCTCTCGTCCGTCACCTTCATCTGGCAATCGATGAAGAGCATCTTTCTGGCCTCTCCGCTCATCGGCGTGGCCTTCATCTGTTCCATGCTCATGTCCGGGAGCTGGAGCGTCGTGTGGATGTTGCGGCGCAGCTCCTCTGTGTGGAACTTCAAGGCATCGACGGCTTGATCCCATGTTGCGTATCCGGCCTTGTCGTCCTTTCCGTAGCGGAGGATGTTACGTCCTGCGTTGTCGTCTGCTGGCTCGTTGCCGTGCTTCACCTTCTGCTTGTCCGTGTACTCCACCCATGTTGGCCTGCTGTTCTTGCGCAGGTAGTTGCCGTTGCGGGATTGTGCCCACTCGAGCTCGTATCCGTTGTCGCTCTGGTCTTCCCAGATCGGCTCCGGTCTGAACAGGTAGACGCCTTGGATCTTCTCGATGTTGATTGGCTCCGGTGGCGTGTCTTCCTCCCAATCCGTCCCGGCTGTCGCCTGCTGCCTCCATCTGTAGTGGGCGTCTTCCGTGTAGGTGTCGAAGTAGTTGATCTTGTTCTGGCCGTCGTATCTGCTGTATGCGATGGAGAGTGCTATCATGTCGTCGTATTCGTCGAAGAGGGGGTACAATTCGTCCCCGTCCATCGGGCTGTATGTCCTGCAGCGGAGCTTGAGCTTGCTCTTCTGTCCTGCGTATTCGGTGTCCTGCTTCTGTGCAAACCAGATGGTGACGATCTCGCATGATGCGAATGCCTTGTGAGCTCGCTTGATGTTCACGCTGTTGATGTGGTTCTTCTTGAAGATTGCCTCCATGCATGCTGCTGCCTTCTTCTCGTCGTCTGTCGCTGCTGTGTAGATTCGCTTCACGGGGATGGTGAACATCAGCTCCTTCATCCTCTTGCATGCCTGCTTCTGGACGGCATAGGTTATTCGGGTCATCTTCTCGACCTTCCCCTTCTTTGCCTTGTCCTTGTAGTTCTTGTCAGTGTAGACGGGGTGCTTCTTGGGGTCGTACTCTTTTTCGAGCGTCGCCCATGCTGGCACCTCGATGGTCTTCTTCTTGAGGTCGCCGATGATCTCCCCGGCTGGCCTGTCCTTTCGGATGATCTCTGTGATTGGTGGCATCTTTTTTTTCTCCTTATGTTTGGGTGTTTAATAAACTGCGTCTTCTGTCTCTTCGATCTCTTCTTCCGTGATGTCGGAGACGTTGCCTCCGAATCTCTCCACGACTCCGGTTGTTGCGTCCGGTGCGTCGTCGTGCTCGTTGCGTCCTTCCTTGCGGTAGCTGCTCATGGCTGCGTAGTACTGGGGGAACATCGTCTCCCATCCGTCCGGGAAGGCCACCATGTTCATTACCTCTGCGCTGTGGCTGAAGATGCGGACGAGCTTGTTCTCCGTCTGGGTGAAGTCCTCGAATGTCATCTTCCAGTTGCCCAGCTGCCGGACATACTTCTCCACGTTCCTTCTGAATCCCCGGCCTCCGTTGTTGGCCTCTATGACGACTATCTGGGTTCCGTTCCTCACCAGCATGCGTGCTGTCTCTGGTTCCGTGTACTCCATGCTCTTGTTCGTGAAGAGGATGTCTGTCACGTAGCATCCGCTCTCGAATTCGTCGTAGCAAATGGCGCAGAGGAAATCCTCGCCCGTGTCTGCCGTGTCGATGTACGCCTTTTTGGTCGGCAGGTGCGCCTCGATGGGGATCGTCTGGTATGTCCGGAAGTGCTCGTACATGAGTCCCTCGAGTGGTTTCGGGTTCTGGAGGTACTGCGTCTCGTAGACGTAGCTGTTGGCCATGCGGATCTTCTCCAGTTCCTTGAGGTCGTGCTTGAACGGCCACAATGCCTTCGGGTTTCCTTCCTCGTCTTCCGTGACGCAGGGCAGGCTCACTACCGTCCATTCGTCCGGCTCGATATCTTGGAGGTATCCGCACAGGTCTCTCTCGTGAAGTCGCTGCATGATGATGATGATCGGGGTGTTCCTCGAGTTGACTCGGTTTCGTATCGTCGTCTCGAATCTTCGGTTCACCCTCTCTCGCACCATGTCGCTGAGTGCGTCCTCCGGCTTGATGGGGTCGTCGATGATGATTGCTCCTGCGAATCTGTACGGCTCCCCGGGTATGTCAACGGCTCCGGCTCCGAATCCGGTTATCTGTCCGAGCGTCGAGGTTGCGTAGACGCCTCCTCCCTGCTCCGTGTCCCATCGGTTCTTGGTGTCAGATCCGTATTTTATCCTTGTCGTGAACAGCTGCTGGTATGCCTCGCTGTTGATGATGTCCTTTATCGCTACGCTGTTGTCCATTGCCAGTGCGCTGGAGTAGGACAGGTGTATGAAACGGGCGGCGGGGTTGATGGCCAGTCCTTCTGCGATGAAGTTCTTCACGGCCACCTCCGTCTTTCCGTATCTTGGTGCAATGTTGATGATGAGCTTCCGGCATTCGCCTGCGAGCACCTTGTCGAGTGCCTCGCATATCGCCTTGTGGTGATCGCCCACTATGAACTTCTTCTTCTCTTTCTCCTTGAAGAAGTAACGGGTGAAATGCAGGGTGTCCTGCAATGCCCATGCCCTGCGAACCTCCGTGCTTGTCATCCCTTGCATTAGTATTCCTCATCGAGTTCCGCTATCACTTTCTTCGCCTGTTCGGGCGACATCTCCCTCTGGTGTATGGGCTGTCCTCCCGACGTGAGATCCATCTTCTGGGTTGGTGTCCCGTATTGTCTGGATCTCAGCAGGTCTACCGTCTTCGTCTGGCCGTTCTTCATGTCGATGATGATGGCCATTGCGAGGGTTTTCATGTATGCCGGGGTCTCCTCCATCTTTGCCAAGAGCTGGAGGTCTGCGAGCTGGAGTGAGAGGACGCTCTTCTCGATGGTGTTGATCTCATCGATGCTGAGTGCCTCCGATTTCTTGATGCTTCCTTTGGGCAGCACCTGTTTGAGCAGGGCGGTGACCCTGTTCTTCTTGCGGCCAGCTGGATTTCCGCTCTGGCCGGGCTGGAACCTTCCCTTCTCGAGGTTGGCCAGCTGTGCTGGTGTCATGTTCTCTGGTTTCGGCATCTCTTATCACTCTTTTGTCTCTTCCTTGCCTTCGTGGATGTTGCCGACGAGGACGGCCTTCATCCCGGTGAGCTCTTCCCATCGCTTGATGATGACGTCCACGTATATCGGCTCGAATTCAACCATGCGGCATTTCCTGTGCAGCTGCTCTGCTGCGATTAGGGTGGTTCCGGATCCTCCGAAGATGTCCAGTACGATGTCCTTGCGTCGGCTGCTGTTGCTGATCAGCTTTCCGATCAGCGGTACTGGCTTCATCGTCGGGTGGTCTGGGTTTCGTGCTGGCTTGTCGCAGTCTATGACGGTGGTTGGTACCTCCTGCTGGATGAAGATCTTCTCGAGGATGGCCTTCATCTCTGCCTTGCTCAGCTTCTCGAGATCTTGTTCCTTCTCGATGACGGTTGCGAGGTTGCGCTTGTTGGTGAAGTAGTGCGCTGCTCCGTCCTTCCATCCATACAGGCATGGCTCGTGCTTCCACTGGTAGTCCTGCCTTCCGAGCGTGAAGCTGTTCTTGTTCCATATGAGGCACTGGCGTGTCTGCCATCCTGTCTGCTGGGCTGCTGTTCTGAAGTTGTAGCCTTGGTTGTCTGCGTGCCAGATGTAGAACGATGCGCCGGGCTTCATGGCGTTGTTTGCGTTCCGGAAGGTGTCGGTGAGGAAGGCCACGAATGCGGCGTCTGCCATGTTGTCGTTGGTGATCTTCTCGTGGTTCTTGGCCTCGTAGTTCACGTTGTATGGCGGGTCTGTCACCAGCAGGTCTGCCTGCTCCCCGTCCATCAATGCCTCGATGTACATGTCCTTCGTGGAGTCTCCGCAGATGAGCCTGTGCTCTCCGAGGCGGTAGATGTCTCCGTCCCGGCTTGTGGCTTTCTTCGGTGTGTTGGCCGATACGTCGAAGTTGTCGTCTTCGGCATCCTCCTCATCGCTGTCCTTCGGGTCGTCGATATCTGGGATGTCGATGGCTGCTGCCTCCAGAAGCTCCTCCTCCCATTCGTTGAGCAGGTCGTCGATGTCCCACTCTCCGAAGCTGGAGTTGTCCTTGAGGATGAATGCCTTGATCTGGTCTTTCGTGAATCCCTCCGGTACCACGGTGCAGACGGCCTCTTTGTAGCCGACTTCCTTCATTGCCCGGAGCCTCATGTTTCCTCCGATGACCACAAACGAATCGCCCTGCGGGACTACGATGAGTTCTCGCAGGGTTAGCATTTCCGGGTTGTCCTTGATGCTCTGGATGAGCTTGCGGTATTTGTTGTCCCGGATGAATCGTGGGTTCTTGGGGATGCCCTCGATCTGCCCGTTGTTCGGCTGCAGTTTCGTTATCGGGATCCGCTGCTTTTGTAAGATCTTCAGTTCTTCCATTTATGCTGTTGCTTTTGTTCTCTTGAAAAATGCCGGAGGCGATCTGCGCTATCAGATTCCCGGGAGGCCGTCAATGAAAGGAGGATTTTTCGTGTGGGTTGGCCTGTGTGTCCCGGGCGGTCATACCGCACCTCCGGTCTTGTTTCTTAGAATGGCGTGCCGAGTGCTTCCTGCGTGTATGCCGCAGTGTTGAATCTACGGCTGGAGGCTTTCGTCTTGCCTTTTCGGTTGATGCCTCCGAGTCTTCTCTGGTTGTTGCTGTACTTGTCGCCGTCACTGGCTCCTGTTGCTGTTGCCATGTTGTAATCTCCTATGCTTTTTGGTCGCCGTGTCCCCGGCTAATCCTTGAAGTATTTCTTGGTGAAGATGTCCCATGCCTTGCTGTTGCGGATGGGCTTCTTGATTGTGGCGTATTTGTCGAGGATCTTGGAGAACTGCTCCTCGTAGAAGTCGTGCAGCTTCGGGTTCTCCTCGATGGTGAATTGCTCGATTGAGCCGCTGGAGCGCAGGTTGGCTGATCCGTGTATGACGATCTTCTTTCCTCCGTTTGTCTCGAAGTGTACGGTCTTGGTGTGCATTCCTGCTACGGCCAGCTGGAACCTGTTGTCTATGTCGAGCTGTTCGTAAATGTACGGCAGCATGGCGTGTCGCTCGTGTCCCCAGAAATAAACCGAGATGATGAGGTTCAGCTCCTCGACGTAGCCCTTCTCCATCAATGTCCGGAGGCTGTCCACGTTCTCCTCGCTCATCGACAGCGTGCTGATCGTCATCTTCTTCGTGCCTACGTTGTGGGTCGTCATGAATGCCTCGATGAAGTCTCCGAAGATGAACGATCCGGCTATGAATGCGTCGGCTCGCATCCCTTCCTTCACCTTCAGCTCCTTGGCCAGCTTCACTGCGTTCTCGTATAGGACGAAGTCTTCCTCGTTGTAGTGGACGAGGTGGGGTAGGGTGTAGCG